AACGATGCCCACCAACCCGTTTCAGCGCGGTGCGGGCAAGACGCGGACACTTTTGGACTACATTCGCCACAAAAGATAGGTTATGCGCTATAAATCAAAAGGATAAATTTTAATTTACTGGAAGTGAAAGCGATGGGATTAAAAACATAATATTTTTACCACAATTTTACTATATTTTATATATTGATTTTCAGTTAGTTACAATCTATAAAAATGTAGATA